CACTGAGGTTGTGGACGCTAGTAGGATTACGGAAGGTTTCACGGCGGGTCGTCAGAGGTTGTATGATACTTTGGTGGCACGTCAGGATGCCTTGTCGGTTAGACCACCTCGTCGGATGGTTGAGGCTTATATAGGTCCTGAGCGTGAGGATGTGGCAACTGTTCCGTTGTTGGATGGAGATCCTGTGTCTATGGCTCAGCAGGAGTATGATACATTGTTGCCTGGCGTTTCGTTGTCGGACGAGGAGTTGAAGCCAACCGTGGCAACACAGTGCGATCTCGATAGACGTACGGGTTTTGTTGGATCAATTGATGATTCAAAGCGCAAGGTTGCTGCGCCTAGGGTCATACGTCGAAGTAAATTGCGTACCGGCGGAGCCGGGAGGTTGCCCGGGTCACAGACGGCGCTTTTTTCTTCTGTGTGTAAGCGTAACACTGAGATCCCTGCAAATGCTGGTTATGTGGATTTGGAGAAGACACCTGCAAAGGTGTTCGAGGCCGTGACATCAGCGTGTTACGTTGATGATTGGAAAGAGAAGTTAGCTGCCGAGCTGGACGCTGGATTGTGGCAGGCTGTGGCTGAGGATATTGCTGAGTATGTGCCTAAGGTGGCAACTCAGAATATGGAACGAATTGTTAGGGAATTCGTAACGGCGGATGAGGAGGACTTGAGCCGCTGGCTGCTCATGCTGAAATCCGCTGGTAAGCCACCGATGGATGAGAAGGCTGATTGTAAGGTGCAACTGCCACAGACTATAATGTACAGTGAGCAGAAGTCTGTTAACGCGAAATATTCTGCGATTCAGACTAGATTTTATCGGGTGATGAAGAGTCTGCTACGTGGTAACATATCGTTCAATCACCGTGAATCGCCCGCTGAGCATGAGTTGTGGTTTAATTCATGTCAGGGCATTCGGAGTTCGGCGAAACGAGTGTATGGGTTCGCTGGAGATATCACGTGTTATGATCGCAGTCAGGAGCATACCGCTGAGGTCGTGGAGGCCTATTGGTACAGGATGCACGGACTTAATGCAGAGACGTTGCATAAGTGGTCGGAGACGCATGGTACAAAGAAGGCCATATCGATGATGTATGGCATTGTGATGTACGTGTTCATGCAAGGGTTGTCGGGCATCTGGAAGACACTGTTTAGGAATGGTCTGGTGTGTTTGGCGGCAGTGGTGTACAGCGCTGATTTGAAGAAGGAAGATATCATCACATTGGATGTCGTTGGTGACGATTACTTGGCTGAGTTGACGCGGCCAATCGTGATGAAGAATGCCATTGACAGGTATACCTTGACCTTCAATTTGACGGCGAAGTTGAAGGCACCTGTTACATTAGAGATCTGTAGCAAGGTGTGGGTC